ATGTTGATCTTGAGATCTCGCCTGACAACGGTGTCACATGGTTTACGTTACTGAATGTAACAGCTGTCGGCTCTTACGCTGTACAGGTAGGTGGATCCGAAGGCTATCAGATTCGTGGCAACGTAGCTGTAGGTTCAGGCGTGTACATGGATCTAATTTTCTAAGGGCCAAGGAGAGAGGAACTCAGAGGCTAAGGACATGGGGAAGAAACTTTTAATTTTATTGGTGTTGATGTACTCGGGTTTAGTTTTTGCTGGCGGCCCTAATAGCAGCGTTACAACCACAAATAACTACTACAGCAACTCGCTGAATGGAAAGACTGGTGGCGCTGCATTAGGACTGGCTGCAACACAATGCAAGCATGACTGGGGAGCAAAGTCTCTACAGGGATGCGTTGGTATAAGCAGTGTTGATGATGCTGCAGGTAAAGCGTTCGGACTTGGATTGCGCTCCGGCGCATTTCTTTTTAATGGCGTTATTGCAGAGGAGGATGGTTTGGTCGGCATTGGCGCCGGACTGAACTTTCATTTCTGATGAAGGACAGGTTTAAGGTCATAATGGAAAACGCTGTGCGACCGTTCATGGAGAACAAGCCGGCAGTGTATTTGTTATTGGTGTTGCTGTTAACGACAGGCACCTACACAGTTAATGATTTAGTCGGAAATATTTATCCTGATGATGTTGTTGTTCCGGTCACGCCAAGACCTGCACCACCAGCTCAGGCGATTAAAGAGGTAAGCAAGCGACCAACCGATTGCCAGCCACTAATAAACAAATCAATTAAAAAACATGAAAAGAAACGACACGGTTAACAGGAGAGCATCATGCCGCAAATTATAGATCCAGACGACTTAAGCCAAGGCTTATCTAACGCGGTATCAGACCTTGTCATTACGACACCGGGGTCTGGCGCTGAATCAACAATCACTTCAGCTGCAATTGAAATGGGATCGCTTGTTGCTGGCGACTTCTTTGAGATACGTGATCACTCTGATCCTTTGGCCAACGGCCTGTGGAAGATCGTCACAGTCAATACTGACGCAGCAAGCTACGAAGCCGACAAGGTATCGAACGGAGCCGCGCCAGCAACAGCTGGATCAGAGGCCGCAACTTTCTTAGGTGATGATGCTGCGATTGGCAATTACAAAAACGTATATCTCGATACGCTGACTGAAGAAGTCTGGCTGCTTGAGCAAGGCAACCTCGATACCGCTGGCGTCATCATGCTGGCCGTTCACTCCTTCATTAAGGAAGAGTGGAAGACTGATCAGCTGCTTATCGACTCTGGTGCATTCCCGATGGTTGGTATCTCCTTCGCTGCTGGTCAGTGGGAGTTCGGTGAAGATCCATCAGGCAATAACTCTGACTGGAAACTTAAGGTCGATGCACCAGCCATTGTTGATTCTGTTCGTCTTATTCGTAACGCTGGCTTTGATGAGAAAGATAACGCTGGAGTGACGCAGAAGAAATTCTTTAACGTCTCAACCTTGGGTGCATTCGAGGACACGCTTGATCAAGCCTTCTACTTCTTCGGTAATGATTTCGCTCTCGATAACACGGTCAACTATGCGTTCACTGGCGTTGTTAATGAGCCTGTTCAGTATTACGAACTCATTGGTGATCTGACCGGTGACACGCCAATCTTTGCAACGACATCAACCATTGGCCGTTCAACCGGAGACTTCATTGCTGACGGGTTTGTTGTTGGTGGTCAGGTGGAAGTAACCAACTCATCATCCAATGATGGCACTTATGTGATCACTGCCGTTTCAGCGACCGTTGTTACCGTGGCTGGAACACCGTTGACTGTAGAGGCATGGGGTACAAGCACCATCGCTTATGACAACTCTAACGCATTCACTACATCACTGCGTATTCGTGATGGTGACGCGAAGGGTAAGAGCTTCCAGACATCAACACTGACCGACGCTGGTGAGACTGCGATCTCTTCCAAGATCATCAAGTTCCCGCTCGCTAACGCTGCCGATCAAAAGATCGATGCAACCGACGCTAATGTTGTTACGTCTCCATGGACTGAGGTTCGCCTTCGCTATATGGATGAAACATACAATCGTGCAGTTGATTCAGCGACACTGCGTAGCTGGGGGGTTATTGTTGATGTTGGTACTTTCTCTCAGGCTAACGGTGTATCGGTCGGCACTACACTAATCACCTCTGCAAACTTCGTGCTTGGCGCTGGTGAGGCACTGGCTGATTATACTGGCGGAACTATCACCATGCATGACGCAACCGCACCTGATCGCGCTACGCACACCATTGTTGGTACGCCAGTTGATAACGCAGGCACACTTGAGATCACAGTGTCTTCCGCATTAACTAACTCAGAAACAAGTCTGTCCTTTACGATTGATCGAGCAGTTCCTATCACGCCATCTGTGCAAAATATTTACGAGAAGATCCAGTATCAGTTGCGACAAACTACTGATATTGATGAAAGCGATGGTACTGTTATTGGTAAGATGACGGGCGGTCTTGCAAATTACGTTGGCGACAACATCACCTTCGGTGGCGCTGAGTCAATCAACCCGAATGGTGGCGGGGCTGGTGTAATTGTTGAAGGCTTTGATGCTAACGATACCAACAACATGTTCTTTGTTGATAACACTGGAGCGGCAGCTGGCACTCGCAACTTCCCATTCGTTGCTGCTGGTAATCTTAACTTTAACTCTAACCTTACCGGTGACTCTGATCCTGAATACTTCCTGTACTACAAGTACACGAATCGAACCACCAATGCTGACATCGACACAGTCACGCCGTCTGGCGACACCTTCAAGCTGACAGGCACCCTGCCTAACATGACGGTGAATGATTACATTCGTATCTCCGGGTTTGTTGATCCAGCCAATAATGGTTTATTCATTGTTACCGTTGAGACGACACCTTCATCTGACTATGACGTAAGACGAGTGGATGGCACCGATGTTGGTATCGCTGAAACTGACCAGACAGTCAATATTGATGAGAACCCGTACAACTCACCTGACGCCATACTGGTAGACAATAATGCCGGGGCTGATATCGTGGGTGCAGCATCAGCTGCGTCGGTCGCGTTCGATTATGATTACGATAACAACTCTCAAGGTGGCCGCACACCGGGTACCGATGCTGAGTGCGTACTGAAAGCGATTGGTCTGGAGACAGGGCAGTATGTTGAAGTGGTAACAGGTCTGACGATCTCTCGAATTACTGGGTTATCATTCACTGCGACGTCGCCGTTGGAACGTAACTACAGTAATCCGTAAGGGTAACTAAATGCCAGTGTTTGACGTACAGATCACCAGCACGGTGATCGTAAGAAATGTTGAGGCGGAGGACTCGCAGGCTGCTCAGGATCTAATCACTACAGATCTTGGCAGCCGATTCCCTGCTTCGACCGAAATTGTGCCTGACACAACCACGACCGTGGATGTAACTCCATGACTGCATTAGCAGTTTCCTTTGACGGCACCCGCGTAAATGCTGCTGATTCAGCGACTGATTTTGGTCACTGGGGTGGCTCTGGCCCAGCTCCAGCTGCTGAGGCTCCTCTTGCTTACCAGAACGCATTAGCGATCAACAAGAAGACCACAGCCACATCTCTGGCTGGTATCGACTACGACCCCGGCGCCAGCCCGATTGACATGACTGCAGCTGCAAATAAGCTGCTGTTCCTGAAGATGTACGTGTCCGATTCCTTTGACTTGAATGTTGCTTATGGAGCTAATGCTGGTATCGGTTCAGCCCTTGCCGACATGTATGAGTACAACATGGCTGGCAGTGGTGCGAATAATGATGAGCGCCTCGCTTACCCGGCACAGGGTGGGTATCTGATCGCGGCCATTGATCCTAATATTTCACAGTGGCGGGAAACAATAAATGGTTCGCCAGACCTCACTAATGTTGATTGGTATGGCGTCCAGTGCGCGGTCATTAATGGCGCTGCCAAGGCAGAGAACTTGGCGTGGGATGCTATCGATGTTGGTACCGGGCTGACCATTGTTTCTGGCGACGGGGCCGATACCCCGGGAACCTTCCCTGACTTTGTGGCATGGGATCAGGACATCACGACAAACCGATATGGCGTGGTGGTTGGTGGCGGCAATGCTGTTACCGCTATTGGCTTGCTGTCCATCGGAAGTGCTACCGCTACCGAGTTTCTTGATACCGAGTCTGTTGTCACATTCCCAGACGGGTACCACTCGGTCGGTCTGGTGGGCGTGTACGTGGACATCCAGAGTGCCAGCTCGATAATCCTGATCGACTCCCTGATTATTGGTGAGGGCCGGATTTATGGTGCTGATGATACCCGCCCAGACTTCGAGGTGTCAGGCACCAGTGGATCGTTTGACAGCGCGGCTCAGCTCAGGAACTTTCGCAACGTCACCTACACCAGCGTCTGTGATATCGATGGCGCTGACATCGAGTGTGAGCTGCTGGTGCAGGGTTCAGCCAACATCTCTAACACGATCATTCGCACCAACGCATTAACCAGTATTGCCTGCCTGCAGGATCCTGTCTTCGGTACCGTCACGGATCTTCATGACGTTGACTTCATTCAGTCAGGGGCCGGGCATGCTTTGGAGATAAATGCAGCCGGAAGCTACACGTTCACCAACCTAACCTTTACTGGATACGGCGCCGATACCACTGACGACGCCGCGCTGGATATCACAGCGTCATCAGGAACCGTAACGATCACGCTGGTTGGAGCCTCACCAACCTATAAAACTGCCGGGGCAACGGTGGTGTTCAATAACGATGTGACCATGACGTTCTCGAATCTTCGAGATCTCACAGAGGTAAGGGTGTATGATAATGCAACAGGTGTTGAACTGGACGGGATCGAAGACGCCACAGCAGGAACGGTAGATGATCGGTCGTTCGGCGCTTCGGTTGCTGGCGGCACATTGGTAGATTACGTTATTCACAACAAGCAGTATGAGTACATCAGGGTGGAAGGATTTACGTGGCCCAGCCTTGCCCAGACGCTTGTTATTAATCAGCGATTCGACAGAAATTACGACAACCCATAATGCCTACCTCATTCGATGGCGACAATTTGATAATCACCCTCGATGTTGTCGTCGATGGTGTGCTGACCGTTGATGTCATCGACGATCTGTATGAGCCATGGAAGGAGTGGGTAAAGACCGGAGACAACGCTAAGTATATTCCAGCATTCTTTCCTGACGGCGGTAACCCGCTAGTTGTTGGCTCCATTGATCAGGGGCGCTATACATTCATGAATAATGTTGAAGGCTGGCGAATTCGTCCTGCTGAAAATGATGGCACCTATACTTTTATCGGGCAGCTTGTTCCCAAAGACTCAGCCATCCCCATACTCATTCCGACAATAGGCACCTATCGGGTGTTGATTAATGGCCTGCAGCCGATCACTCAGTCAGTGGCCCCTCTGGACGAGAAGCTGTCTCATATCCAGCAGTTCGTGTGGATTGATACTTCTCTGGCGGCGCTAGGGGATGGCTCTCAGGAAACCCCGTTTAATGATACGCCTACGGCAATCGACTACGCTGAGGCAAAAAACATCAGGCATATCCATCTGCTGAGCGACATCCTTCTTGACAGGGATCTCAAGAACCTTACGGTGGTTGGTGTTGGACTGCCAACCGTAGATACCAGTAGCCGCATATTGACGGGCGCAAAGTTTTTCCAGTGCCAGATGGAAGGGATGTCCACCGGATCAGTTATCGTCCAGCAGGGGGTGCTACTTCCAACTTTTGAGTTTGCTGGGTTTGTGGAAAAATGCGCTATTGTTGGTGACATTACAATTAATGGCGCCGCTCATCTCATAGAGTGCTACTCAAATAAATCTGGGGGTGGCTACGCCAACATTACCACCGGGTCGAACGTGCTACAGGTCAGCGACTGGCACAGGTCACTGGGCATCAAGGGGATGACTGGCGGCACCCATACGATTGAAATGTATGGCGGCCAACTTCATCTGGACGCGACCTGCGTCGGCGGCACGATCCATCTGCGGGGCAACTACAGCCTACCGCCTGACGATCAATCAGCCGGCACAGTGATCATCGATGAGACTGAAAATGCTGAGACATGGGCGCACGATGTCCGTGGACACACGACAGTCAATACGGCTGGCGGCCAGCTGAACCTTTCGAGGAAGATCCTGAAAAACTATACCGAGACAGATCCAGTGACCGGAATCATGACCGTATTTGATGACGATAAGGTGACGGTATTGTTCACCGCAAACATCTGGGAGAATATTGCCCAGACCACTCCATACGCAGGCAACGCCGTGAACAGCAGAGAAGCACTAGAATAATGTTGGCCACGAGAGGGCTTGGCCCGGTCAACCTGCTATGCACCGCAGGGCTTGGGCCATACAAAGCGTACATCGTTGTTCCTCCTGACGAGGATAAGCCCGGGCTGGGTGGTACGAAGAAACAGTTTGAGGTAATGCCCCGGCGGATCTTTATCCGGTCGAAGGTAGGCGAGCCGACGCTAAGGTTGGCGGATATTAAGCCAGAGGAAGTAGAGGAGATCCTGAGTAAAGCCACAGAGATTGTGGTCGAGGGTGAGCCTTATCTGGTATCAGGGCTACCCGTTCCGACGCCTAAGCAGGCGCTGGAGATGCTTCCTCCGTCGGAGCTGGCGTCGAAAATAGAGGCGGTTAAGAAAGAGCTTGGCGTAACGAAGCTACAGGCGATCAAAGCCCTGAAGATTCGGGCCAAAAAAGAGATCGTGGCAGCACAGGAATTCAAGGTGTCACTGGTGAGAGAGGATGATGAGCTTGCGCTGATCATCATATTAGCGGAGGTTTAGATGGTACGTGCAGACAAACGAGTTATGCAGGCGTTCACCACCCCAGAGGGTCAGGTGATCAAGAAATTTTTGGAAGAGTGCCTTGGCGTCAAGGATGCCGATTGCCGAAACATGGAGGGCAATCTGATCTACCGAGCGCAAGGTGCGGCTCAGGAATTGGAAGAAATAGTAGGCCTTGCCAATAACGCAAGGAATGCACTAGAATCAATGTAACTTTGATGACCGAACACCTTCGGGCTTTAGTCAACAATTTGTGACACCGGAAGCGCGCTACATCCCGTACACGCGCAATGGCTCGCAGGAGAGAAGAGAGATATGGGCAGCGCCAATAAGAAAGCAAAGCAAGCAGGAATGGCAGCAGATGAATTAATACGTCAACAAGCTGAAGACACAGGGCAACCTGCTCCCGGCGAAGATGACAAGGCACAGTTGAAAGAGGTACCCAAAGGTGAGGTCGAGGCATCGGCTGACCTTGAAAAGAATTTAGACCAACCGAAGTCCTCTGGGCCGGGTGCGGAACCCGCCAAGACAGACGTCGATTGGGAAGCACGATTTAAGGGGTTACAGACCGCCTATGATCGTGATGTGCCTAAGCTGCGTGGTGAACTGGGAACAGCCTACACGAGCATCGAGAGCCTTCAGGGGCAGATCGATGAACTGAAGGAAGCTATCGGTAAACCATTAGATCCAGTTGTTGATGTGCCAGTTGAAAGTGTGGAGTTTACGGACGAAGAAATCGAACAGTATGGCCCCGGCCAGATTGGGATGATGAAACGTATCGCGGAAGGCTCCAGAACTCAGATGGCTAAAGACATGCTGGAACTCCAGAATACTATTGCTGAGCTTTCGTCAGGACAGAAACGGATTGAGGAAGATACCGTCGTCAGCAATGAACAGAAGTTCTTTGATGATGTAACAAAAGCGGTGCCGGACTGGAGAGCGATTAATACGAACCCAGCCTTCCATGCATTTTTGGATGAGAAAGTTGCTTACACCGATAAGACGAAGTCAGAGTTTTTGACTGAGGCCCGGGGTAAGTTGCAGACATCCAAAGTGATCCAGATCTTTACTGACTTTCTAGGTGTTGCGCCGACAAGTTCGTCTCATTCTGATGAGCCTGAGCTTAAGCCTGAGTTTGATGTGCCAGAAGATCTGATCACACCAAAGAATTCAGGTGGCGGCTTTATTCCTAATAAGGAAGAAAGGTATTACACCAGCGAAGAAGTCACGCAATTTTACAAAGACAAAGCGCAAGGTAAATACAGAGGCAAAGAAGATGAGGCGAGGGTAATTGAAAACGACATCTTCGCCGCAGGTCAGCAGGGCCGCGTCATTACAAGCAAGGCAGCCGCAAAGGCAGCCCGGTTTAGTAAGGACGAACTCTAAGACTTAGGCAATAGGTGTCATGTTATGGAGTGATATAACATGGCTGGTTTACCACGCGACTCTGGATACGTTGACTTAAGTTCAACAAGCTCCGGTAAATTCATCCCGGCAATCTGGTCGGGCAAACTCGTCGAGAAGTTTTACGATGCGACCGTCTTTGGCGAAATCGCTTCTACAGACTACGAAGGCGAAATCAAAGCAATGGGCGACACGGTTAATATCCGTACTACCCCAACACTGACCATCCGTGATTACAAGGTTGGCCAGAACCTCAACTACGAAAATCCAACAAGCCCTGCTGTAGAGCTGGCTATCGACAAGGGTAAGTATTTTGCCTTCGCCGTGGATGACGTTGATGAGTACCAAGCTGACATCGACATCATGGATGATTGGGCTGGTGACGGTGGCGAACAGATGAAGATCGCTATCGACACTGATTTACTTGCCAACATTTATGTTGACGTAGATGCTCAGAACTCAGGCCTGACTGCTGGACGCAAGTCCGCTTCCTTCAACCTTGGCGATACCGGCGCACCTGTTGCGCTGACTAAAGCCAATATCCTTGATTACATTGTTGATCTGGGTACGGTTATGGATGAGCAGAACATTCCTGAAACCGGTCGTTGGTTGGTGTTGCCTGCATGGGCATGCGGCATGATCAAAAAGTCCGACCTGAAAGACGCAAGTCTTTCCGGTGATGGCACCTCCATTATGCGTAATGGTCGTATCGGGATGATTGATCGCTTCATGCTTTACATGAGCAACAACATCGCCACAACCACAGACGGCCCTGACACCGTCTACAACATCATCTCTGGTCACAAGGCAGGCTTAACTTTTGCTGCTCAAATGACCAAGATGGAAACTCTGCCTAACCCATCCAGCTTCGGTCAGTTGATCCGCGGTCTGAATGTGTACGGCTACAAGGTGATCGAAGGTAACTACCTTTGCCACCTGTATGCTAAGAAAGGCTAAGTAGTATAGAGCTACCGGGGAGAGATCCTCGGTAGTCTTTTAATTTAGAGAGGAGAAGGGACATGACGTTACGTGGAGATGACAAGCCTGTCGCTGACGAGAAGGGAAACACACCTACTCATGTGCGAAACAAGGCTGGACGTATTTTTATTGCAACACCGCAGCTGATTGATCGTGACGATATGTCACCAATCTTTGATGGCGATGAAGAAGAAATAAAGAACAGTAACAGCAATCTGGATCTGCTGGCTGAGCGAGGCCCGCCTTCACATGTGCGCGCACAGAACGGTCGTGTGTTTGTTGCAACTGCCGAGCTTATTGATCGCGGCGACATGGAATTTTTGTATGACTACAAGCCCGGCGTCGTTACCAGTAAGGCTGCTACCAATTTTGTTTTAAGTAAGGCAAACAAGCAGGCGATCAAGGACAAAGGTATCGAAGATTTTGATGTTGAGATATCAATGGATCAGGGTCTTGTTGAAATGAGATCTGATTACAAGGCTCTTACTGAAGGTAAAAGCATTGGGGTTGATGAGGTTTTTGAGAAAGACAAAATTGCTTTTCAGGCCTTGGAAGAGTTCGGAATTGTTCTCGACGTCGAGGGCGATCTGGATTCAGTCCAGAAGAGTATGGCCATGTTGCAGGACGCTGACGAAGACTTCTTGAACAACATTCGTGAGAAACAGAAAAATGATCAAGAAGACAATCAGAATAAAGATAATGACACTGATGATAGTGGCAACGATTCTGATGAAGACAGCGATACTGATGACGAAGACAGCTCGAAAGGTGATGGATCGGATAGTAATCCTGACAACAAAGAGTAATTCTTTATGACGCAAGCAATAACCATTGTTGATGATATTGCTCAGGAGTTAACAGACCCCTTGTTCCGCATATGGAGCAAGGGGAATTTAACTGATTACCTGAACTCTGCACAGATGCTGATCTCAGAGCTTCGCCCTGACGCATCTTCAGATATTATAAACCTAACACTAATTCCCGGTACCAAGCAGGCTCTACTGCCAGCACACCGCAGACTGCTTGATATCGTTCGCAACATGGGAGCCGACGGCAACACGCCCGGCAAACCAATATGGGCCATCGATGAGCCTACACTCAATACTTACCGACCCAAGTGGCATAGTGAGACGGGCAAGACCGTCGTTCGCAACTTCGTCTATGACGAGAAGACCCCGAAGGCTTTCTATGTTTACCCGCCCGTTCATGCGACGATTGCGGTTCTTGTCGAGGCTAAGATCGCACAGAGTCCTGAGATAGTAACCGACGTAGATAACGACGCCATTGCGCTTGATCCTGTGTTCGAGATCATGATCCGTCACTGGATGTTGCACATGGCGTACTCCAAAGAGACTGACTCCATGGAGAGTCGATCACTGGCCCAGTTCCACTTCAAGGCGTTCTCAGGATTGCTTGGCGTTGATACTAAAACCATCAAGGCCTACACCCCGAGCGCAGAGATAAAAAGGGATGCACCTAAATGACACACATGGTCGGGTACGATTCTTACTTGTTCAAGGTGCTGCCTGAAGTTTCCGGCTGCCCGCCCATTGTCGCTGAAGACAAGATCCGTGATGCGATCATTGAGATCTGCCAGTCAACATCGATATGGCGCAAAGAGCTACCAACATTTTACACCTCCGACGGCACACCAACCTACGAGATCCTGATGGATGACTATGAGCAGCTGTGTCAGGTCAGCTGGGGTTACCTTGTGTTGGAAGCAAGTAATGAACGGTTCGATCTCGACGTCGTGTCAGAGGACGAGCTTGACGCATCATCCAATAAGGGATGGCGCGCACTCGAAGGCACACCGAAATTTGTTTACATGGCATCACCGATCACGATCCGACTGGCGATAATCCCTAACCAGCAGTTCGCTTGTTATCTGGGAATATTTGTGAAGCCGACTCAGGCTTCATTCGAGGCTCCGAAGTGGTTCTTCGATCAGTATCTGGAAACGATCGCGTGTGGCGCAAAGGCAAAACTATTAAACATGAAGGGCCGGTCGTGGTATGACCCTAAAGCTGCAGCCGATGAGCTGATGGATTTTAATAAAGGCATTCAAGACATCCGAAATGCCGCAACCCGCAGCCACACACGTGGGCCTAAACACGTAGCCATGAGGCCACTAGCATGATTAATCTTGTAGCGAACGATGGCTTGCCAGCAATGGCGATCACCCTGAAGAACGCAAAGACGGGCGAGTCTGATGATTCAGATACGTGGGATCCGATAGATGTGTCCGACGCGAACGACATCGTGTACATGAAGTTCCGCAAGAAAGGTACCGCAGTAATTATCGACACCATGGTGTGCGTTAATGAGACTGACGGGGCTGACGGCAAGGTCATCATGGTGTGGAGTCCAACCGCTCTTGCAGGACTGGTATCAGGATTATATGAAGGCGAGATCTACATCGACTTCAATGGAACAATACAAACCGTTTACGATGAAGTTAATTTTAATATTCGCGCAGACTTCTAATGTCACACATAAGAGCTGCGATTGATTATGTAAAGCTGAACGCGGTAGTAGAGCCTGTTCAGGATGCGATGAAGATAGTTGCACATGTCTTCCCGCGCATACGAGCAATTATTGAGAGTGATGAAATAGTAGCAATAGTAGGTGAGTCCAGATATGTAATTACTTACAGCGTCTACGCAGCTACGATGAGTACGATTGATACCTCTGGCATTGACGCAAGCAAACCGGTATTCGGCAACCCGACTACCGAAAGCGTTCGTGACAACTTCGCTGAAATAATTAACCAGTTAAACAATGCGGCCTCTGACATCGATGCAGCTGTCTCGCTCGACGCTGTCCTTCAGGGAATGGAAGGCGTCACGATCAATGCAAACGAAATGCATTATGCGACGGGCCTGAACACTTACGACGTTACCGCATTAACTTCTTTCGGTAGAGCGGTGATGGGTAGCACTGGTGATCTTGATGTCAACGAGCTGACTGTACTGGGTAACGTCAGTATTGGTGATGCCACTTTCCATACATGGGATTCATCATTTTCTGTTATTGAGGTTGGTGGCACTGCTGCGCTATGGAATACCAAAACAGAAGCTGGAAATAACTTTCTAATAATGTCCCAGAATGTCTACTGGGATGGCACTTATCGCTACATCCTTAATGATGAAGCTACTCGCTACATTCAGAACAGTGGAGTTCATACGTTCAGTGTTGCTGCAGCTGGCGTTGCAGACGCAGCAATCTCATGGATTGATGCGCTTACCATCGACAACGGCGGCCATGTCATTCTCCCACAGGTCAACGACGGAGCAACACCAAACTTCGCCTTTGGTGATGGCACCATAGGTCTGTTTGCAAGATCACTTACAGTGCTAGGTGTTGGAATTTCAGGGGCAGAGCAGTATAGCTTTGATACAAGCAGAATGGGGGCGACAGCTTCTACGGGAGGATCACTAGGGCGAACAGGATCTTCTGCAACAGTTCCTTTTGTTTTTCAGACCCAAGACTCTGATACAGGTGTCGGTGCAGCCTCTGCAGACAACCTCTCCCTGATCACAGGCGGCGTAGAAGCCATCAGGATTGATGCCAACCAGAATGTTGGTGTTGGGGTTGTGCCAGAGGCTTGGCACGCTAATGTTACTTCAATACAGTTATCACCAACTGCAGCATTCTGGGCTTGGTCTGATGGGCAAACCCATGTTACCGAGAATGTTTATTATGATACTGGTTACAAATATTTAACAACCGATTCTGCTTCTGAATATCGTCAACTAAGCGGTACTCATATATTTTCTGTTGCCCCATCCGGCACAGCTGACACCGCCATATCATGGACAACAGCCCTCACCATTGACAACGGTGGCCACACCATATTCCCATCTGTTGGTGATCCCGTTACCCCAACAATTGCTTTCGGTGATGGTGACTCTGGTTTTTATGAAATTGCCGCCAATCAGGTAGCTATCGCAATCTCAGGGGCGGCCAATACATATTTTGGTAATGGTTGGGTTATTAGTGGTGTTGCTGGTGACCGAGGGGGAATAAGAAACTCTACGGTTTCATCAACGGTTCCTTCATTCGCTGTAAATAATAACGACAACAATACCGGCATCGGCTGGGCTGGCGCAGACCAGCTCTCTCTAATTGCTGGCGGCGTAGAACGTATTCGTATTGATGGGTTTTACAACACTTATCTTGGTGGCGCTATAATCAATAGAGCTACCTCGTCAGTTGGTGTAATGCACATCGGAAATGCCACTACTTTCCCGGCAGCAAATCCTGTTGGTGGTGGAGCAATGTATGTCGATACCGGGGCATTAAAGTATCGAGGAACAAGCGGCACTGCAGCAACCATTGTTAACGCTGACGGAACAATACCAACAGCAAGTCAGTGGGCAACGATTACCAACGGCATTAATTATGATGGAACCGTAGGAATAGATAGCGACGACCTTCAAGCATGGTCAGCTTCTTTTGCTGTGTTATCTCTTGGTGACTGGGGAGCAATATATTCAAGTAAAACATCTGCTGACGTAAATATATCGGCCAACGCTTATTTTGATTCGTCTTATAAATATTATGGCGCTGATGATGCCACGCTGTTACAGCTTGCCAACGGAGGGTTTGAGTTTTTTGGAGCTGCCGTAGGTTCAGCAGACGCCGCAATAACATGGACAACGCTGTTCGAGGTCAATTCTTCTGGCAACGCCTGTATCGGCGGGTTCACCCCGAACAATAGCGCCGAATTATTAATCAAGAGAACTTCAGCTGCTGATGCTCACATTAGGGTTGAATCGAGTGGAAATAATTATTGTGGTATTGAGTTTCTTAATACGTCTGGCCAGTGGATTCTATGGAATCAGCCCGGTGGTGTTTTTTCAATAAGGAACCCATCGTTTAACGCACAAATGTCATTCGATCCTTCTGGAGAAGTTTCGCTTCCTCTGGGAATATTTAGGATAAAAGAGTCCGTTGCAGCAATTACAAACACCGCCTCCTACGGTCAGGTATGGGTAAGGAGCGACACAGCCAATACTCTAATGTTCACCGACGATGCCGGCGTTGACTTCGAGGTTGCTGGCGGAGGAGTAGCTGGCGGTAGCCCATGGGTTACTACCGGCTCTGATATTTATTACAGCACTGGTAATGTTGGCATTGGAATCACAGTCCCAACTAGCAAATTGCATTTGCCTTTAGAGAATGATTCCGCAACCCCTACTTTATCTTTCGGTGATGGAGATACCGGGTTTTATGAACTAAGTGATGACGTATTAGTTGTAGCCACATTCGCCACTGAGGCCATCAGGATTGATGCTGCCCAGAATGTTGGGATAGGGTCTAGCAATGGATTAGAGAGCTGGGACGCTACCCTTTCTGTGCTTGAGCTTGGAAGTAACGGGTCTATTTCTGCCACTACCAGCCCCGGAATAAATGGAGTTATTCATCTATCGCAGAACGCCTACGACTCTAGCACAGGGTGGAGGTATCAAGACACCGATCAAGCCACTTCGTACCGGCAATCTGGAGGATTCCATTATTTTTATGTAGCTGCATCAGGTACTGCCGACGCCGCCATCTCATGGAAAACCGCCCTAACCATCGACAACGGTGGGCATACAATAATCCCGCAGGTTAATGAGGTGGCTACTCCAACGCTTGCATTTGGTGATGGTGATACAGGCTTCTCTGAGAAGAACGATGATGAATTACATATAAGTATTGCAGGAGCTAGTCAGTGGAGAATAATGGCTGCAGGAATATTAGGAATTGCTTCTAATGCTCCTCAATTAAAAAATGAGGATTCTAGTGGCACTAATCCTGTATTTCTTCCTAGCAGAACTGATGCTGACACCGGTATCGGCAGATTCGCCTCAAATAATATTTCCCTAATAACGGGCGGTGTTGAGCGCATGAGAATCGGCTCAGCTGGTGGAATCAAGATCGCAGAAGTTGCAGCTGCTGAGACTGATGCTGCGGGTTATGGCCAGATCTGGGTTAAGAACGATGTAGCAAATACTCTTTGGTTTACAGATGATGCAGGTACTGACTTCCAGATTGGTGGTACCGGGTTAGCATCTAGCCCATGGACAACCAGTGGTAGTAACATCAACTACACCACTGGCAATATTGGTGTTGGAACCAGCGATCATGAAGCGTGGGAGACTGACTTTGTTGCTATAGAGATTGGCGACGAAGGCGCCTTTTATTACGATAGTTCTGCCGGTCTTGAAATTATCGGCATGACCGATAACTCTTATCGTGATGTATCAAACTGGAAATATAAATCAACCAAAGTGGCCAGCAAATATGAGCAGCAGCTCGGTGGCCATTACTTCAAGACAGCCTCCAGCGGCACTATTGATACTTCTATAAGCTGGACTTCAGCATTAACACTGCAGGCTGATGGTGATACTCAGGTTCATAAAGACCTTCTCTTGCTGCAAGTTTCTAAGGCTGCCAGTGGTACGCAAGCTGCACCAGCGTACTCGTTCACATCCAGTACTAACTCTGGAATGTACTATGAGAATAACTACTTAAAATTAGGTGAAGCCAACAAAGAAGGAATAGTGCTTGATGGCGCTGGCTCTGTTAGTTTGTTTGCAGAGCCTCCAGCGTGGGCTAGTGCCAGTACTATCTTTGGATTCTACGTTGGCGCAGGCCTTGTTCTTGAGGGTAATTTCAACGCCTCGAATGGCGGCTATGTTGGCAACAATTATTATTATTCTAGCGGGTACAAATATCAAAAGACTGGCTACGCAGCTAAATGGACTCCTCACGCCTCAGCCAAGATGTTTTACTCTCAGTACGCAGCAAGTGGAACGATAGGGAACGCCGTTACTTTCGTTGAGGCTATGTCGTTTGGCAGAGATACCCATGATTGGACAATGGGTAACACCACATATTACGACACCGACCTTACTATTTATGGCAACCGGCTTTATATTCTTGACAATGCCGCTAATGCAGTTGATGTCAGGCTAGGAAACTCTGTAGCCAGCTGGTACTTGAAGAATGCCGCCAGTGGTGATTTCGAGCTTGTTGACGGATCCACCGTAAGGTTGAAAGCAGCCGGAACAGAGGTCGGCGTTGGCACAACCAGCCTGCTTGGATACACCGCCGCATCACTACAGGTCGGTGATAACTTTGCAATGGCGTCATCAGACTCATCAATAGCAAGGTTTGCCTATGATGATGGGTCATGGAAATATTCTAGCGGCACAGCATGGCCAGCCAGATTAACTTTTGGAGACGGAACTACGCCATCTATAGCCTTTGAGTATGCTCAGGCTGGAACGGTGGATACCGCCATAACGTGGGTTACGCTGCTTGAGATGGAGACTGGTGGTGTCTTTAAGTTTGATACGTCATTCAATCCTGCATGGCATGGATCAAGAACGGTCATCCAGCTTGGTGGTGAGTCTGCTATTGCGGCACTGTCTACTGGCCTTGAGCTGTGTCAGAGCATGTATCGCAACGGCAGCGGTGTCGATACCTATGCCGCAACGGCGGCTGCAAGCATTATTGATATGGCGGCAGGCATTATTGACTTTAAGGTGGCGGCCTCTGGCACCATCGATACCGCGATCACATGGAAGGAAGCTCTCCAGATAGATAACAATGCCAACGTGTCTATAGGTAGTGCTGCGTTGGCCACGACAGCGACCGATGGATTCCTGTATATTCCAACTTGTGCTGGAGTTCCGACAGGAACGCCGACTACAAAGACTGGCCGGGTGGCCCTTATTTTCGACACAACCAACAACAATCTATATGTCTATGACGGCAGCTGGATCAGCGTTGCATTAGCTTAAGGAGAACAATTATGTCAATGAACGTAAATAAAGCACGATCAACTGGCGTCGTATCGACTGACCCAGTATCACGAATCCAACGGATTCAGTTTAACCACGACTTTGCTGCAGCTATTGCTGAGATCCCTGAGATCCCTGCAGTCGGCGAAACCCCGGCAGTACCAGCAGTTCCTGCTGTTCCAGAAAGTCCAGCTACCATCACTGTTCTGGTGGATTTCTTTGAGTCACAGGCTGCTCTGGATTCTGGTGATAGTCCGTTCGATACACGCAGCTATCAGGTGAATGAGCCTATGGCTATGGAAGCCCTGCTAAACACGGAGCTGAAAACTTTGGCTGACTTTGACGCAGCTGTTTAATAATTTATAAACGAGAGAGTAGAGGAGAAGGTAATGAAGATTAATTTTAAGAAGTTCATTAACGGATATGACGGCAAGCCAATGTTGAAGCCCGGCGAAAAAGAGGGTGGGGCCGACATGATGCTTGGTCATATGGCTATGGTTGCGTTGAACGCTATGCAGGAGAAAGATAAAGATCTCTCTGCTGAGAAAAAAATTCATCGCGCGATCTTGTCTCAGGAAATTTATAACGCTACCGAAAAAGAATCTGCCGACGGTAACATTGATATTATTTCTGATGATGCAGCAATGATCAAAGAGCTTATGCTTCCACTGTATGGCCCGGCAGCCATCAAGGCAGCATACGACTTGATCGATCCGCCAAAACCAAAAGTGGTCGAGAAGACCTCTGGCGATAGCAAGTAACCAGTAACCTGACGCGAGGATAAGAAGGTGGCCGACACATTTCTATTTAGAAACAATGCAGTCTCAACACTGCTGGCTGGTATCAACGATACCGACACGGCCATCTTCCTTGCAACGGGCGAGGGAACATTATTCCCAAGCCCGGCAGCAGGACAAAGATTTGCTGCGACGTTAACCAACGCCGCAGGCGATAAAGAAATAGTTTACTGCTCGGCACAGCCGAACGCTGATGAGCTTACCGTTTCTCGTGGTGAAGAGAGTACGACAGCCTTATCATGGCTGGCTGGTGACTCGATCGATATTCGTGTAACGCAGGCCATCCTTGAGCAGATCCTTCAGGGCGACGGTATCGTTATTCTGAACACGAACGCCGATCAGGTTGATGGGCTTGAAGCTGCGGCATCAGCAACACCCGGGGCATTGCTCGCCCTCGACGGCTCAGCAATCCTACAAGCCACCGTGGCGAACGCTTTGTTGTTGGAAGGCAACAACAGCGCATACCATCGCGCACGAGGTAACCACACAGGCACACAGCTGATGGCAACCATCTCTGACGCTGGCGCATTAGCGACAGTTGATTCGGTGCAGCAGCTTTACACTGGGGCCGGCTCGCACCCGTTCACAGTCCCGGGCGGAGTAACAGAAATAACAGTGGCTATCGCTGGTGGTGGTGGTGGAGGCGGAAATGGCAACACAGGAAGCGATGAAAGCACTAAATCTATGGGCGGTGATAGCGGAAATATTCAGACGTTCGTAATGAATGTTGTCCCCGGCGCAATTATTCCAATCACGCTTGGCGCTGGTGGATTAGCGTCAGCAGATGGCGCTGACTCGACGTTTATGGATAGCTCTGGCGCAACAGCAGGTACAGTTGATGCAGCGAGTAATGCGAACCCTTGCGTCATTTCTGACATAGCGCACGACCTAACAACAGGCGACATAATTTATGTTAGCGGGGTTGGTGGTATGACAGAAATAAATGACAGATATTTCAAGGTCACAGTTCTTACTCCTGACACCTACGAGCTTGATGATGAAAACAGCTCGGCATACAACGTGTTTTCTGGCGCTGGAATATGGGCGAAGAATGCCCCGGTTATTGCCACAGGAGGAATTCAAGGCCCTGACTCTTATTGGCCCGACGCTGGCGCAGTATTCAATGGGTACGGTTATGATCTCGGTAACTTCGGTCAGTCGTGCGGGGTGTTTGGTGTTGGAGGATCAGGAGGGCGAGGAACCGTCAGTACTGATGCAGAAGATGGCGTGAACGGTGGCGGTGGGGGTGGTGGTGCAAACAGTTTTACTGGAGCCAGAAGAATCGGTGGCGCTGGCGGCGATGGTGTTTGTTATATTTTCTGGTAAAGGTAATCGATGTCAATTGTAAGACTACATGGATTTTCAGGGATAGCTCCGAAGCTGGATCCTGTCTTTCTAAAATCACACCAATCGCAGGTCGCAAAAAACTGCAGGCTTGATGGCGGCGCACTTCGCTCATGGAGAAGTAATCGTGACGAGGCTGACCTTGCGCTTGCCGGTGAAATAAAAACCATCTACCAAATGCCGGGCGGCGAGTGGCTTCAGTTCACTCAGGATGTAGACATCGTTAAGAGTCAGCTTGCTGATGATGCAACTGATCGACATTACTATACAGGCACAGACGTTCCTCGCGTGACCAATAACGCCTTGGTTGATGAGGGTGGCGATAATATTTATCCAGAGAACTCTTACATTCTTGGGGTGCCTGCACCTACAGGCGCGCCGACCGCAACGCTTGTTTCTGGAGCGCCGGTAACCCCTGTCGATACCGCATACGTTTATACGTTCGTTAATGACTGGGGTGAAGAGAGCGCACCAAGCCCGGTATCAAATATTGTTGCGTGCGACTTTGATGTGGAGAGCATTAATCTCACAACTCTTGATGCTGCCCCAGCCGGCGATTACGTTCCAATAAATAAGTGGAACGTAAGTTCACCACAGTACAACGATTCAATTCTAACGGAAGCTCTTGGTGAGTCACTCGTAACTGAAGATTGGGATTTTCCACCAGCAGGATTGATCGGCCTGACTGAGATGGCCAACGGAATCTTCGCAGGGTTCGTTGACAACAAAGTTTATTTCAGCGAGCCATATATTCCTTACGCATACCCAGATAAGTATTCCTTTACCGTTCCCGTAGATGTCGTGGGCCTCGGATCTTTTGGTAGCACGCTAGTTGTCACCACCAAATCAAACCCATACACAATTACTGGAATCACACCAGAGTCTATGTCGATGGCCAAGCTTCCGGTCAGGCAGGCGTGCGTCTCCAAGCGGAGCATAGTTAATCTCAATAGAGGCGTTGCTTATGCTTGTCCTGACGGCGTCTTTTATGTTGGTGATAACGGAACAGAGCTGGTAACAAAAGATCACTACACTCGTGAAGAGTGGCAGGCACTTACACCCACAGCCAGCCACGCCGAACGTGTTGATGAAAACTATGTCATCTTTTTTACTGCGCTTAAGCAAGGCCTTCTTATTGACCCAGAGTCAGGCCCGGTCTTTCTTGATATTGATGCTGACGCGGTATGGTCTGACGATGAGGGCGACAAACTTTACATGGCCATCTATGACGAGACGGCGCTAACAACCAGCATAAAAGAATTCAATGCTGGCGGAAGCCGTCTAAATTATACATGGAGATCGAAGTCGTTCCTGATGCCACAGCTTATTGCGATGACGTCATGCAAACTTAACGCTGACTACGATGCTGAGATAACACAGGAAGAAACCGACGAGATACAGGCTGAGCGTGACGCACTAACGATTCTGAACGCGGCACTCATTGCGTCTGGAGATCTATGTAGTTCGATCAACGGGAACGTGATCAACGAGTACCCGATTAATGGTGACTGTCTATGGCTGCTACCTATTGTGCCAACAGTGTCATCATACGTGCTGAAGATTTTTGGTGACGGTGAGCTGTTGGTTGAACAGGTGGTGAGTAGCGTGTCTCCGTTCCGGGTTCCAATAGTTGAAAGATATAACCAGTACGAGATTGAAATATCAGGACAGTACCCTGTGAGGGATGTCGTGTTGGCAACATCGATACGGGAGCTTAAGGCTTATGCCGCCTCTTAAATTCTTGGCAAGGAAGTTGCCGGCGATACCGGACGTTCCGATAGATCACCCAGAAAAAAAATGGCTCCAGACAATCAAGGAGAGGCTCGAAGTTATGAACGGCGAGAGAGTAAAGCCCGGAGAAAGAAAGGTTACTGCGGTGCCGACATTTCAGGATCTGATTGACCTCGGATTAATTACAGAGGATCAGGTACCGAAGTGAGTAAGTTTTTTGTGTTGGCGTTGCCAAGAAGCAGAACGTATTGGTTGTCGAAATTCTTAGGCTGCATGCACGACGGGTTGTTTTATTATCCTGACTACTCGGAGTTCATGGAGTCAGATTATTCTGGCGACAGCACGACATGTTATTTGCAGGTAAGGAATTTTGTTGAGAACCATCGCAAGGTGGTAATACATCGAGACATAAAAGAAGTAGTGGAGTCACTGCATGGAATTTTTGGAGACGTTGATCTTACTTTTCTTGATGAGGCGCAGCAAGGATTAAAGAACGAGCATGGCGCGCTGCATGTCGATTTTAATGACATCGATGAACGCATCGAGGAGATCTGGCGCTACTGCATTAATGCAGAGTTCCCTGTTGCCCGCTATATGAAAATGAAAGACCAGATACTGAACAACGATTACATGATAGAGGAAGTACGCAAATGCCTGTCACGCACAAACAGCTTGATCTAAAGGTTAACGTGGACGCATTGAAAAGTGCGCTCCATAAAAACGATCATCTGTTTGGTGAGTACCCGTACCGTGGAGTGGAAGGATCCCCTCATACTGAGATGAAAGATATCTGGATCCGCTTCAATGACGTAAAGCCGTTCGTTGAGTCTGGAGACTTCTCTACAATTGTTGATGAGCATGAGTCTATCTGGTACCCGGCGTACTACAAATTACCAGAGATACAAAAGCCTTTGTTTGATGTGATCGATGCGGTTGATGGCGAGAGATTAGGAGGTATACTTATAACCAAACTACCACCGGGCGGAAAGATTCAGCCACACAGAGACTCGGGCTGGCATGCTGAGTTCTACGATAAATATTACGTGCCGATACAGAACGCTGAAGGCGCCATTTTTGCTTTTAATGATGGCGTGATCGCACCTGAAGAGGGTGAGGTTTTCTGGTTCGACAACTCGAACTTGCACTGGGTTGAGAACAACTCAGATATTGACAGGATCGCTATGATCATATGCATCAAACACAGGAGTAACTGATTATGCCATACGCAGCAGCAGTGGGTGGCGCGATGGCCCTTGCCGGCGGAGTGATGCAGGGCAACCGGGCGGCCAGTGAAGCGAAGAAAGGTCGCGCTCTCCAGAGGGAGAGTCTGGATTTTGCCAAAGGCCAGTACGCCGATTACAAAGAGATGTACGGCGGCATGGAGGCTGACATGATCTCTGAGATTGAGTCATACGTTCCCGGCGAAAAACTCCAGACGTACATGGGCGAATCAACTGCCGACGTCGCCATGGCCTTCGACAAGCGCCGGGGCCAGACATCCCGCGAGATGGGTCGATACGGTATTGATCCTTCGCAGTCGCGCTTTGATGAGCGTCAGGATGAGATTGGTCGTGAGAAAGCCTTGGCTGAGGTTAGTGGTCGCACAGGCGCACGCAGAAAATCTGAGGCTGACGATGACAAGAACTTTGCCCGCAGGCTTGCCGCTATTAGCACAGGCAAGGAGATCCCGGGTCAGGCTGGCGCAGTGATGGGCGCGCTCCAGAGTGGGGCCGACGCATACAGTGCCGACGCAAGCCGATCCAGACAGGGGGCGTCAGCAAGCTATGGCATGGCAGGACAGCTGGTTGCCAGAGGGGTAGACGCCTATAACGCAACACCAGATACTGGTGTGGGCGGAGATTATAGTGGTGGTGGGTATGTTGCCCCGGGCGGCAGCTTTGGGATGGATGCCGGGTACGGCGACGCCGACGTAGATTACTAGGAGACGATTATGCCAGCAGGACTAGCAGAAGCAATGGTTCCATTTACTCAGGGCTACCTCAAAGAAGAGGAGGCCGGTCGAGGTCGAGAGGCTGCAGCCGTTGAGGCTCAAGCTGTATCGACTGAGCGCACTGAAACCTCTGATGCCCGTCGGATGAAGATGGATCAGATGAAGGAAACCATGCGCCGGGAAAACTTCAAGGAAGCCCTGCAGCACATGATGGTTGGTGACTTCGGCGCAGCTGAGTCGGCCTATGGCAAGAGCGGCAAACGCAAGATGGAAAAAGGTTCGGCTCGCGCTGAACAGGATGAGGAGGGGAACACCTTCTTCACGTGGAATGACGAAGAGTCTGGCGAGCAGGTTGTCACTGAAATGAAGTACGCCATGATGATGGCTGGGTTGCGTCCGGGCGATTCCGAGATGCCCGGCGAAAAACATAAGCGGGATCTGGAACTTCAGGCTGCCAAGTCGAAAGGCAAGGCCGGCTCCACAAACCTGATAAAGAACGTCGAGTATTTCATGGGTTCCATGCAGGGCCGCGATGGCAAGCCGATCACCAAGCAAGAATTATTCACTCGCCTAACCGGAAGCAAGAAGAGCCGTGAAGGTATGGCCATCCAGCTGCGGGGCCAGATCCTGAAGCGTGCCTCTGACGAAGGTCGGTCTGTGTCTACCGAGGATCTCAATACTGAGGTCAAGGAGGCCATGGACTTCATTGGTAAGT